CTGGTGGCTCCTGAGGTAGGATTTGAACCTACGACCAATCGGTTAACAGCCGACCGCTCTACCACTGAGCTACTCAGGATCAGAATCCAACTTTCAAACTATATTAAAACGGAATATCATCTCCATCCGAATCCTTGGCCCGTGCTGGAGCGGATTTGGCCTTTGCAGGGGTTTTGGTTGCGCCTTGATCCTTTGGCTTGACTGACAAGCTAAAGAACTTCTTACCATCCTTCTTGGACTCCTTTAGCCACCCGTTGAGCCAGTAATCGGTTCCCTCAATGTTGATGGATCCGTTGTAGTCTGGGTGAGTGTCCAGTTCTTTGCGGTCATTCTTGAAGAGTGATCCGCGATTCGTGTTGTCGTATTGGTCTGCCATATTATTTTTATAGTTAGTTTATATTATTGCATCGTTTTTGTGGTGTGATGCCACCAAGTCTGCATTAGGTTGCAGAAAGTGTTATGTTATGGTTAGTCGCTCCAGCAATCGTAGCTACCCTCGTAGACATATCCATTTTCGTCCTTCGTCTCATTGAACGTGAACGATTGACCAAACATATCGTGAGATGCACAAATGGATTCAACGATAAGGTTCGATAGATAGCACTTGGAAGTGATGCGGAATGTTCCCCAGTCCCGTGTGCCTCGATCATTGCGAGACTTGTCTGCCTCGACTGTGATTACGTTTAGTTGTTTCATTTGATGTTGTGTATTTATTGGACTAGCGGCACTACATCTAGGGTTAAAATTCAAACTCGTCAACAGAATTTTCGTCGATGTGTGAAAAATATTTATTGTAGATTTCTATTGCCAGATTGTATTTTTCCTGAGCGTCCGCAAACCTAGATTTGGTGCGGCTCTGCCAGATTGCTGTTGCAGTGTCTAGCAGAAAGCAAGCCTCGTCGAAGTGGTGATCAATGTTCATCGATTTGTTCAAATCTAGAAATTTCTCCACGCATTTTTACAGGAACGAATACGTCACGTTGACCACGCCGATTCTTGTCGATGCGTACACGCGAAGTTGATTGGGTTTCTGTTTTGCGCTTGAAGGTTGACGCTTCTTTTTTCTTCTCGTCAGGGTGAGAGATGATGATCAGAAAGTCAGTGTGATGACCGATTGCGCGGGACTCGCGTACTGCGCCTTCGTCGTTGAGTTGTGATGCAGTCATCACCACGGATTTTGTTTTGAGAGCAGTTAACTTCAACCTGCGTGATAGTTCGCTTACTGCCTGTTCTCGGTTATCTGCTGTTGGCATGGTGACAATTTGAAGGTAGTCCACAACGATCAGATCTGCCTTGCCAAGTGATGCTAGCCGCGATGCCTCTGCTACGATTTCTCCCACTTCGGAAAGATCATCTCGGATCGTTAGGTTCATTCCCATGAGTTGTACGATTGCGCTTGAGATATCCTTTGCTGATGCAACACCCCTCCATTCTGTTACACCTTCCATCTCGCGCAACGGCAGGATTGTTTTCCCAAGCAGATTGGAAGCTATACGTTGCAGAATAGCCTTAGCTGGCATCTCTAAAGAAAATATAGTTACTGATTTACCATTGAGCAAAGCTTGGAGTGCTGCCTGATAAAGCAAGATAGATTTGCCTCCGCTGGTCTGCGCTCCCACAACGAGCATCTCACCACGCCTTGCACCTCCACCCAGCAGTTTGTCCAGCTTGGGAATTCCCGTGGGGAAGTTTTCTAGTGGGGTCTTGTCCTCCAAGTCATCCATAAAGTCGCTCAGATGGGCTTTAACGTCCTTGCATTGGCTCTCTGGTGCGATTGCATTGGCAAAGGACTCAGCAAGGCTAGAAAGGTCTGCCTTCATAGCGCAAACGTCATCATGGTTATCCTCCCACGTTCTAATGGCATCACGATACCCTTTTGCTTTGATTAGTTGGGCGCGATAGTCCGCTGCGGTTTCCACGCACATAGCACCGGGGGACAGGAAGATTGTCTGGAGTACTTCCATCACTCCCTCCTTACCGCCACAGGCATTCAGCTTGCCTGTTGTCTCCAGATCACTCAATGCCCCTAGTGCGTTTGTGGATCCAGTCCGCTGGTAGACTCGTTCCAGTGCGGTGTAGATGAGTTTGTGTTGCTGGAAAGCAAACAGGTCTTCTGACCATGCGAGATGCGGTAGAACCTCTGGGTCGATTGCGATTAGTGATAGTGCCGCTTTTTCAGCGGTGATTGCGATTGGTGTGTTTTTCATTTGTTTATTTTTTGTATGTCTCACTGATGATCATTGGAGTTGTTGCCTTCCAATTGATCGAGTGATGAATCCTCTTGTGGTTTGCATTCATCATCGATGCTTTGACGCACGATGGGTTATACATCACAGAGAAAAATGATTTGATATAAGTTCCGTTGTCTTTGTAAAGATCCGTTAATCCTTTTTTTGCCTGTTGAGTGTCACGTTGCCCCATTGCTATGACTGGGATTGTCAGGAATAGTTCACCCCTTGTACCAAGATTAACATACGTTGTTACGTCCTCGTTCATGCGTCCCATAAACTGGAATCTTCTTTCAGTGCTACACAGAAACGTGTTCATAACTTTTCGTTTTGAGAATCTGTACGAATCCTTCCCGTTATCGATTCCACCGATAAAGTCTCCAGTTTGTGCAAAAGCAATGGATTTTGCTGTTGTTGATTCATAGAAATCCACCATTAACTTAAATAGTCTGTCTAGATTTTTGGAGACAACTTTTCCTTTTGTGTCAGGGAAAGCATAGTAAAAATCGTAGTAATCATCGCACATGATAAAGAAGTGTTTGATGTTCCGTTCACCTGCTAAGTCGAATATCGTATTTGCAGCAAACAAAGTGCTTCTCAAATCACCAGAGTTATCTCCAGAGTCCATTAGTGTAGAAGCGTGTTGTTTGTCAAAAACGATCAGTTCATCTCCGTACTTTGACTTATATCCATCCAGTGTTGAGTCTAGGTTATCTGCAACTAGGAATATTTTCCCAGTGTAGCCTTGGTTCCTCAATGTGTGATATGTCCACATTTTGTCTGGTCTTCCGTGAACCATGATAAAAACAGCAAAGTTAGACTCCATAATCCTCCAGATATTGTTTTCGGATATCATCGCAGATTTTAACAAATCCAAATTCAACTGCCTTGTCGAAATCAATAATAACCAATCCGCTTTTCTCCATTAGATCCTGCATTTCTTTTGATGATTGTGCGTAGTAGTCAGCAATCTTTTCGTAGTTGAATGCGTTGTGCCTTCTTGCTGCATCCACTAGGAACTTCTTTTCTTCGTATGGAAGTGATGAGTTTTCTATCTCTTTAATCAAAGCAAGTGATTTTGATTTGTCGCATAGTTCAAGAACGTGTGGTTTTTTACCTTTAGGTTCGTAAACTGGTGCTTGGATCTTTGAAGAATACTTTTGATCTTCATTGCTTGGGTTAAACTCCTGACCAAATAGATTGATCTGTTTCATATTAGCAAGCCCTCTGGTATGTCTCCTGTGCCTTATAAACCCACTCAGCTTTGAATCCCTGCCATCCCCTGCTCACGCATTCGGTGATTGCTTCCTCCAGCGTCCAACCTGCGTTGTCCGCTTCGTTCTGAATGGCATTGAGTGCTGTTTGGGTTAGTGGTGATTTCTTTGCCTTCCTGATTTTAAGAAAATCATTCCAGACCTGTTCAGGAACTGAATCTGGTCTATTTATATTTGAAGATGAAGATGAAGAAGAAGAAGAAGATGAAGGGGTTGGTTTTTGCTTATCCTTACTTTCATCATCAAGGTTATCTGGAAGGTTAACCTTACCCTTAACCTTCAAGGTTGGATTTCCTCCCTTGTGACCACCTAATGCCCTAATATTACGGAGGTTCTCATCTCTGATCATTCTGCGTGAGCATATGACTCCATCCTCATCGATATCGTATACACCAGCATCATGCAGTTCCTTTAGGCAACCTTCCGCTTCCTGCAAGGTTAATCCAGTCATGCCAGCAAGGTTGGATGCAAGGATAACCTTGTTGCCAACCTTTAAGTAGCCATAGGGTGAACCTTCATGCATATAACAGATCATATCAATCCATAGTCCACGGGACTGTACGGAGCATGATCTCAATGCTGTATCTCGCAACCAATCGGCAGGATAAAATTGAAATGAGGGACGTTTAATTTTCATAGTTTAAAAGAAACCCCCACCTCAAGTAGAACCGCATCATCGAATGATAACGCCATGAGGCAGGGGTAAATTTGTTGTGTGTTTTTCATCGGGTTCTAGTCGATGCGCTTCGTCTGAAGCTAACGCAAAATATCTAGATTTTGGATCTCGTCAAATTGTTTTTTACTGACCAGTCCCAGACTTGCAAAATCTCCTCTGCCTTATCATCCACGTTGTCTTGTTTCAATCCGTACGACTTTAGTTCAAGCCATGTGCCATCTGGCAACTCACCAGTACATTTTACCTCGTAACCTACGCTTGAACCATACTTTCTGTGATCGTAGACGTAAACCTCAACCTGTTTTTTCTTGCCCTTATTGCAACGGCACTCTTCATGCCCCGCGAAGGTTTTGTAAAACGAGATGTCCGATTGTCCAAGGTGATCCTTGAATTGCTTCCATCCACTACCTGTTAGTTTATCAAAGTTAAGATCGTTCATAGTTTTGATTTTTTTGGTTTGTCCTCAACTAGCTTCACAATTTCCTCTGCAACATCTGGCAGGATTTGGGTGAGATCGTATCCCGCTGACTCGCAGTACTTCTGCAATTTTGTAGCAGTGATGCTACCTCCGAATAGTTTAATGCTGTCGGATAATGACATTTCGGTGCAATTTCCAATATGCTCGATAACCTCCGCAGGGTAAGTCTCGCGTCCCTTTTGGCGTTGCAGTTTCCAACCATAGACTTTCTCACCTGCCTGTAACTTTTCTTTCAGCAAATCCTTCGCCCAATCGACTAGGTATGCGTTGAAAATACTGCTCTGTTTTACAAACATAGAGAGTCGCTCAATATCACCTGCAAGATGCTCCTGCATTTGCGCGAGGTTGGCCTGTAGGTCGCTTTGAACAACCGCTAGGGTGGTGGCAACTGGTCTAGTAATTTGTTCGCAAGTGGTGGAATTTTTACACCACTTGCAATAATCGCAAGCGGACGGGGTTTTGTCTGGGTCGTTGTATGCGGCAATCACTCCCTCGACAACCTGCTTGGCCTCCTCGATTGTCCAAGAGTGCGTGACTACCCGCTCCTGATCACAGAAAAGCAGGTGCGTAGTCCATTCGCGAATAGCGTATTCGCCAGTCTCGAAATCGTAGCTTGCTGCCATGTTGCCGTAGGCATAGGCACACTGCTGCTCAAGATACGAACGTAGGATTCCTGATTTTAGGTCTAGGCTAGTATGTATGGCAGGGATACGGCAATCCTCGGTTCCAACGTGATCGATCCCCGGGGTTTTAACCTTAAGGCTATTTTCGTCTGTGACTACTTCGTGATCACCAGCGATTGTCTTAGTCATCTCCACTGCCCACATGACTGCATCAGCATCTTTGGAATTGAGGTTCAAGAGAGGTTTATTATTCCCCATGAACATCTCCCTGAATGCCTCGTCCATGTGAGTCCCGCGAGACGCAGCAGGGGAGCTACCCCCCGCTGACTCGAAACAGGCGCACTCAGCCAGCTTAGGAAGTAGTGAATGACGGATCATTTCGATGCCTCCCATTTGGCTACTGCTGCAAGAAACTTCTCTGGTGATACGATAAGGTTGTCACGATACTTGCCAGCGGGAAGGTCGTTCCACAACTGACCTGCCTTGATCTCACCTTTGCTGATCAAATATCCTGTAGCCGATTCAGCTTTGGTTGCGATTACTTCCTCCACCTTTGTGAACCAGTTTGGATCTTCTTTGGGTGTTACGGGGGCTAGTACTTTTGTGACTGTTGTCCTAGCTTGCGGAACAACGCGAGATGCTGCCTGACCATCGTCATCTTCAGGTGCAATGCCACACGCTGCCATAAGTGAGTAACGTCTTGCATAGGTCAATGCAGACCCGTATCCCATTGCGTCATTCTTGCTGGCTGGAACGTGCAGCTTACCTGCTGAGAATGTCTCGCCAGATTCGTGGATGAATAGAGTTTCGACAAGAACACCAGATTCACATTCGTGAGTCTGTTGAACCAATGCGATTCCATTGTCATTCAATCCACCCATGACAGCTTCGACGCAAGCAGACAGATCTGCGTACCGCGAGCGGAAGTGAGGGTTGGTTGATGTTTTGAGTGCTGGGCCGAATGCCTTCTGAGCTTTGACTAGTGCTGATGCTATGTTTTTCATTTGTTTTACTGGTTTTGGTTGGTTTTACTGATTGATGAAATCTTCAAATTTACTGCAAGTTGTCTCTTCCCGTTTGCGCTTGTCGCAATACTGCTTGAAACGATGTAGGATATTTTGTTGACCTAAGCGGTAGCAAGCCAAACAGGATGCGAAGGACAGGATGAAATATGAAACTGCGAATGTGGTGGTCATTGGTTTTTGGTTAGGATGAAGGTTACTCCAAGGATAGCAATTGCTGGTGCGATTGCCGTGAACGCATCCAGCATATGCTGGAGCGTCACAAGCAGTGGAGTTGACGTGAATGTTTCGATGATGCTCATATTAAAAAAGAGCAAGTGCGTTCCGTGCTTCCTCATCAGACAGGATGAGATCACTGCCGCAATCGAGGTAAGCGTGTTTACCCGTGGATTGCTGCCAACAGTAGAGGAGTGTCTTTCCAGAACGTGATGTGAATGGAACCTCGGTTCCACCGCAAGCGGGGATCCAGTTTCCTTGTGCGGCTTTTTCTGCGAGGTGGTTGATGAGGTCTGTGATGTTCATAAGAGTTGTAGAATAATCGAAGCGGGTTGGGATTGTCAACAAGGTTTTTTTGGAAAGATTCCAGCGGATTTTAAAGCGTCTTTGCACTGGTCTATCAGCAACGAATCCTTGTGACCATATGCGTCAACAACCGCTTGTAGTGCTTGCACCAATTTTGTGTGTGAAGCATTTTTGTAATGCTCAGAAGATTTGAATAGTTTCATTTTGTTGGTTGGGTTTGGAGCGGGGGTGGAACCCGCTCCGTTTGGGTTTTAGAGTTTAGCTTCAGCGTGTGCTGCCTTTGCTGCCTTGAATGCTGCTAGTTTGTTGACTACATCATCTGCCAATTCAACCTGACCATTCTTTCGACCATACTGCTCATACTTGTGGGCGTTTGCGGTGGTTGGGTAGGACAGGTCGTAGCAGTTGACTGCCTTCTCGATTTTCTCAACAGAACGGATCAACTCACGTTTGGTGAGATCACGAAGACGAGCAAGATCACGGATCCCACGGGTAGCGGTTTTTTTAGATGCAACCTTGGCTTGCTCTTCCTGAACGTCCGTCAGTGGCTGGACTGACCATGCTTCGCAACGGGGAGTTTGGAAGCGGATAAACTCGGAGAGGTAGCGTTTTGTTTGGTTGAACTCGTTCCATGCTTTTTTGAGGTTACGTTGAGCTTCAGTGAGAGATGGTGAGTTAATGTTTTTCCATGAAACTCCGTATTCAAGTTCCTCGGAAGGAGCAGTAAGATTTTCAAGACTTGTCTTTGAAGAAGCCAATGCTGATTCAGCGTAATCTTTGGAGATCTCAAAAGGAAGTCTTCCGCTGCCATTGCATACTCCGTTGAATCCCCATCCGTATTCGACAGTGTATCCATGCTTGGCAAGTCTTCCGCTTGGGAGCTTTTGAGTTGATCCGCAGATTTGGCAGGTTCCGATTTGTGTAGCTTTCATTTGATTTGGTTTTTGGTTTTTCGCTTCAGGCATCGTGCCATCCACTGAGATGAAGATACCAACCTGCTTGGGTTATGCAATAATTATTTTCATTTATTTTTCACTAGGATAAAAATAGTTACTTAATTCTGTTGACACCCGCAGATGCCGATAGAATCAAGATGTGCAGACTTCCATCTTTCTAGGTCTGCCACCCTTTGCACCATTGGCCCGTGCTGCCTCAACTTTTTTATCGGACGAAACGCATCCACCCTTGCGTCCAATCTCCGATAAAAACTGCCGCACTACATCAGGAATCGTTGTCTTCATTTTTGTCTCTTTCCTTGGCAACTCGCTTGAATGAATCCCAGTCGATATCGTCGTAGTTGTCCTGATATTTTCGTTCCCAAGTTTTGGTTCTGGGCTTATCTCCCTTGCCATTTCGATGCCACTCATTGTTGTCAATTTTGCCGTGGCTCATCTTCTTGATCCTTCGTTTTGAAAACTCCGTCACGAACGAAAATATGCTCCATCAGTTTTGCTGCGAGAACGAACTTGAAACTCGTCTCTTGAAGCGTCCGCATCACGTCATGGTAGACATCGTGCTGAGTGATTTTAGTTAGGTCGATTTGAGAAAGTACGGCATCAATTGCTTGTTGCGTCTCTTCTTCTCCTGCTTGTTTTGGTGTGTTTGTATCTGACATATATTTATTGGTTGAATGATTGTTTCTCTCGCTCGATGAGCATTGCGTCTGCGTCCACGAAGGACAACTCTGCAACAATCTCTGGCAACTCACCAGAGAATTCTTCGCTTGCCCTGTAGCCCCGCAGTGCTGCCCCTGCAAAATAGTCTCTGATGCCCATTCCAGAGTTTGGCTTGACTGCACTAGTCTTTGCGTCTCCACCGAAATGAGGCACAGGGAATGCAGGATGATTGTTCTTTTTAGAAGCCATGTAATTTAGCGAGGAACTCGCGTTGAATTTTCCTGCGTTCTGGAGTGCGCGTCCAAAAGAACGCACAGGCTTGATCTACGACAATGGAAAGTCTGCGAACCCACGGATCATCGTGTTCTTCGATTCCGCACTGGTTTCGTCCGATCCCTTTGACGGGTTTTGTATTTTTCATATTTATTAATTTGTAAAGGCTATTTCTTTTTAGCCTTAGCTTTCTTTTGCACGGCATAGGCAATAGCGAGTGCTTGCTTCTGCGGCTTGCCGTGTTTCATTTCAGTTTTTAGATTGCGTTCAAAGCAATTTTGTGAGGCACATTTTCGTAGTGGCATAGGTTATTTTCGTTTCATTAACTCAATTAAGAGATCTGCAAATCTTGATATCTGATCTGAATCCATGTTTGCCGTGATTTCATGCGGCTCAATAGCCTCTGATTTCTTTTGCAACTCTTCTGGCTTCGTTTCCAACTCCACGTTCTTCTGCAATTTTGAGGAATTCATCGTCATATGATTGTTTTAAATTTGATTCTTCTTCACCTCTCAGTTTAGCCCACAGATCTTTTTCTGGATACCATAAAATCGCTTGCACATCTGCATTGGTAACATCATATCCACGTTCTTCAAGGTGTTGTCTTATTTTATTTACTACTATTGTGATTACTTTTCTATCTATGTCGCTAGGTATGTCAATTGGATTCAAGTCAGCAATGATCGATTTAGCGGCATTAGCCCACTTTGGTTTGATTGTATTTTTCTGCTCGTTCTCTAATTTTTCCGTCCGTTTTGCTAAGATATGTTGATCTGCTTTCCACTTTTCTTTTGAAATAGCTTTAGTTGGATCTTGTTTATTTAGTTCTTTCTTTTGAACAGGTGTTAACTGACTCCACTCACTATCCAATTGAGATTTTATTTTAGACTGATCTGATATTAATTTATTATATGCAGTTGAAAGTATGTTTTTAGATTCATCAGCGTCTTGTGTCTCATTCGCTTTTTGTATCGATCCGACCAGATTATCAATGGACTTTTTAGTCATTGGTTCACCCATTAACTTATAATAAATTTGGAATTCAGCGTTAGCTTCTTTAGAAAACTGCTCGATTCCTTTTCTGAAATCAGAATCGCTTTCAATTTTAGATTCGATATCTTCAGATATTGTAAGTTCAGGTTTAGTTGGACTTCCGTTTGATTTAGTACCCAAACTACGCATTTCAGTTTTAATACCCTTTAAGAAATCAGGCAAAACTCGTTTTGAATTCTTGTATTCTTCTATGATTCTAGCTAGACGTTGACCAGTTACACCATCTCCAACAACATCACCAGTCCATCTTCCCCATGTTCTCCTCATCCACAGATCAATTGTTACGGGATCGAATTTACCCATCAAATTCTGTAAGAATCCTTGTCCGATCTTAGGCCCAAAGATTGCTGCTCCATTTACTATATCATCTTTTAGACCTGATATAGTCATTTTTTTACCAGTAATCTTTGATGCCGCTATCTCCAGATCCCTAACTGTAAATTCTTTTTTAACAAAATCCTCTAAAGCTAGAATGCTACCTAGTTTATCAATCATAACATTAGCTAGATTTAGGTTACTAGCTATTGCTGGTGCTTTTGATCCATGTTTTTGTTTGATATCAAACTTGCCAGTTTTTTGGAAGTGATTGAACTGAAGTTCGGCATATTCTGCATTTAATGGAACATTTACATTTTGAGATGTAATTGCTAAAGGTAAACGCAATGCAAATTGCGCTGCTCTAACTGGGTCATATTCTTTTGCAAAGAATTGATTTTGTTTTGCAACTTTAATATCAGATAAAGCCTTATGTATTGTACCAGCGACAGCTAATGCCGCTTTGATTGCAGTTGAATACCAGTTTGCTGCATTTTTACCAGATGCTTTCAATGCCGCTTCAGCTTCATTAGCACCATTCAATGCAAAGTCTTCAATGATTTCTGGTGTTATTGTGCTGCTAGTTATTTTACCACCAAACGTGCGTTCTGCTATGTCTGCTAATGCTAAAGCAACTTTTGCATTAGTTATCTTCTTGTCTGGTTTGGGAAGATCTTTTGAATCTGCATATAAAACATTCAATGCAGATTGAGGCATATTTTTAGTTGGACGCTCACCCTCCGCTGGCATGAACTGCAAGCCTGTTGCTCTTGGCAACTCGTCTTGCACTGGCTTATCGTTCTTATCGAGAATCTTTATAAGATTTTCATCGAAAACAACGTAGTTGTAGGTTCCGTCTCCTTGTTTTCGGGATGTTCCGTCCAGATAGCGGATGCCGGGGATGCCTGATGATAAAAGATATAATGAAACATCTTTTGCTTCACCCATCAATTTATAAGCATCACCTAATGTTGCTTTTTCAGATAAAATGTTATCAATTCCATCAAGATCGGTGATTTGTATTTTATCATCACTCCATTTTTTTAGATTAAATGCCTCCTGCACCTTCTCACTCTGCTCACTCAAAGGCTTATCCCAATCCAGCAAGTCTTCGTCTTTTACATCGAGATCAACTTTGTAGAGATTGCCTTGTTCAAATGTGATTTCTTTTTTGGATTTAACTTGGCTCAACGCATCATTAAACTTTTTAGCGTATTCCAATCCACCTTGTTCAACAGTGTATGGTTCACCTTTTTCAGAGTCTTTTTGTAAAGTTTTACCAATCTGTTTTGCTTGATTTATTCCTTGATGATAAACTAATGAAATCGCATGACGGATTGGGTTTTTGTAATCGTCGCTTCGTAGTGACATACCTTTCCATTCGTATGTTCCGGGGGAATTCCAATCGGTTAGCTTATCCTTGTAATCTTGAGCAACTTTTCTAGCTTGAGCAAAATACAAACCCCATCCATATGCTTGCGCTCCTTCACCAGTTCCGATTTTCTCCAACTTGAACTTGTCTACGTCAAATGGAGTTCCGTGGAATGCAGGAAGGAAGTTGATCAACCCAGCGGAGGATACCAATGCGTTTGAGAATGGCTTGATAACTGCGTCTGGAGCAGGTTTTGCACTGGTGGTTATGTCAGAAGATTGTATACTTTTTTCTGAGCTATCAGGGGTCAACTCCATATCTGGCAGCATAGTTTTGCCCCGCACAGGTGGCTCAATTTCACCCAGCGAGAGTGCCTTCGCTCCAACCACCTTGGTTGGTGCGGATATGCCCTCTAGGGGGCGTATACGCGCAGAGATTGGTTCGTATTTGGTGGGTTGCTCTGCTGGCATGAAAGCAAAGTTAGCTTTATTTCCATAAACAGGATTTTTAACAAAAACAGTATTTCCTACAGAAATTGCTTCATCTCCAGATAATACTGGTTCTTCATTCGTTTTATCATAAAAATAAGAATGATCTTTTGGATTGTATCCAACTGGAGTCCAATCGTTGATATCCTCTGGAATTTCTCTTGATGAATTGAATTCACCCTCAACTGTTGCTACAGGAAATTTATTTGATTCTCCAGACTTTATTTTTTTTGCACCAACTTCATTTGAAAAGAAAACAGGATTGTCTACTTTTGCGATAGTATCATATCCAATTCTATCTCCAACGCTCCCTCTTTCAGCACCTTTTTTCTTTTCGTGAACAGTTACAACATATACTCCCTTTGATGTAAATGCTGGGATATCAATTCTTAATCCAACTGGATATCCGTCCTCTAAGTCTCTATGCATTCCAAAAAAGTTGCGCTTATTTGAACTTAATGCATCAATAGCTTGTTTTTCAGAAGGTGGATTGGAATATTTTATATTTTCACTATCTGCTGGCATGAACTGAATGCCCTTAGCTGATGGTGGATTATATCCAAACTCTGACAAGGAATTCCCCTCAGTAAACAAGTGAGATGCAGGAACTGACTTTGAAAGTATGCGGTATTGTCCATTCAATGCACCTTCTCCATGATCAACAGCATATGA